ACGAAGTGCCTTTGAGGAACTGCTGCAAGTTCTGACCTTCAATGCGATGAATAAAAATCAGTTCATCTGATGCGCCAAGTGAGGCATCAGCAGTGGTGCAAAGCGCCCTAAACGATTTGCGGAAACCAGAACCAGTTGGCGCATCATTTTGTATGTCAGTTGTCCAAGTTCCAGCGGAGTTGACATAGAACATCATTCTGTCAGCCGTGTAATAAAGTGCGCCACTTGTAATTCCAGTTGTTGATGTTCCTCTTTGTGCGACCCGCATCGCACCGTTGATAACCACATTCCGATAACCCAACGCCTGCTCAGTCCACACCACACCGTTCGTCTGACCGCTATCAGCCATAAGAACCGTGCCATTCGACCCCACACCCTGACGAGCCAACGTATCCGCAGCCGTCCCAACCAGCAAATCACCCTTCGTCGTCACAAGGTCAGTCGCAGGGTCAACAGCCCACGCCGCATCCGTACCATCAGACTTCAACACCCGACCCGACGCACCGATAGCAATACGCGCAAAGTCAGGGCCGCTACCCATCGTCAACAAGTCACCGCGAGTCGTCAACGTCGAGGCAAGTTTGTTCGCCTCATCCGCCTCATCCGCCGTGAACACGGGGTAGATAGTCGCACCCGACGCGTGAGACTGAGCCGTCGTATCATCCTGCGCACGAGTCAGAGTCAACACCGAGCCAGAAATCGTTGCGCTGCACTTCTCCTCACTCGAAGTCCCAGGAGAAATGACCACATAGAACGGCACCGCCGCAGTCGACGGCCAACCAGTCGTCGCCGCCAACGTCACCGACGTATCCCCAGGCGCCAAAGCGTTAGTGATAGTCGTCTGCGCCGCCGCGCCCTTGTACTGTCTACGAGTTACTGCTGGCATACCCGCCTCATCTTACACTACGCATCACAACAATACAGGTCCCCTCAAAATCGTTCGTCCGGTGAGCGTTCACCAACTGGGCAATCTGCATCTGCACATTCTCCACCACCACCGCGAACGTATCCTCATTCTCCTGATACGTCACCACCCGCGGATTCTCCACCAGATCACGCAAATACCCCAACTCGCGGTCCACATCCTGCCAATACTCCCGCCCGTTGATCGAGAGCTTGTGGTGCATGATGAGCGGCACGGAGAAGATTTGGGAACGCAACGGCGCGGCATACGCCCTCGCCATCCAGCGGGTAAGCGTCGGGCCAGTCGTCCCGCCAGACGACCGACCCAACGTAACCTTCACCTCCGCCTCAAACACCCTGTCCTCCAAACCGTCAAACGTCTTCTCCTTCACGTTCGCCGTGGAGAGGGCACTGAAATCGTGGAAGTCTCCACCATCCGAGGCAATGGACAACTGGATGGAACCAGACAACGGCAGACAACGGATGTCCAACTTCGGGATGAACTTGGCGTCCGGCACACCCCACCGGTAGATACCTGATCGCAGGTAGCCCGACGACACAAGGTTCGTAGCGTGCGGTTGGAATACGCCGACGCCAGACACTGTGAACAGTACATCGTTTTGGAACTCATGTATCGCTTGCACCGTACCCTGGGCGGTAGCCATCAGGTCGGTTGCGTACGCTGGCTGGTTCGGGGAGATAAACACCGAGATGTCCATGCGTCCGACACCTGTGGAGGTGGAGTCGAAGTTGGACCAAGCGAAGTAGATGTATTTGCCGATGCCAGCCATCGCCCCGACAGAAGCCCCAGTCTCAACGAGTGGACCGACGGTGAGGTTGCCGTCGGTGTCTGTTGAACAGAAACGGAACCCTGTACTTGTGCCGAGGATGATGTAGCCGAGATAGCCGTAGATGGAGCGCACGATCTCTCCGAGCGGCAACTCAGCCGCAGCAGTCGGAATGTCAAGCGCCGTACCATCAGCCTTGATTTGCGTCTTGTAAATGATGCTTGTGTTGCCCGCGTAGCCTGCGGCGTAGATGTGGGTCTGGCCAGCGGCGAAACCAACCCACGTCCAGTTCGTGTTCGGGTGCGTGTAGAGAGCGGTCGGGTTGTTGGCTGAGGAGCCTGCCGCGGTGGTTATGTTCCAAATCTTGCGCTTATCAACACCCTGACCAGCGACCATCAAACGCCCACGCACATACGCCAAAACGCCAGCCTCGATACCCGTGATGTACGCCGACGACGTGGAGATGCCAGCGTTCGTCTGGTCGATGTCGCCGTTGGCGTACGAGTAGAACACGTTGTAGCCGTCCGACGTAATCGAATACAGCGCCGACGCCGCCGTACCAGTCACCGTTGTAACCGTCACGAAATCCGTCGTGTACTTGACGTTCTGCCCATCAGTCCCATACAACCGCCCATCGGCAGTGCAGGCATACAGGTTCGTACCCGAAGTCGGATACACGTTGGTGGTGTCACGCAAAAGCGACAATCTGCCGCGAGTCCACGGATCAACACCTTTGCTTGTGTAGAACCTGTACGCCTCAGCATCAGCCGTATCCGAGTACTGCTGCCCTGCCCCGTAGTGCCACGAGGACTGCGAACGACGCCACAAGCCCTGCGGATTCAACGCACCCTCACCAGGCTCCGTCGACTGGTCAACCGAGTCACGCACACGTGCGTCAAACTGACGGGTGAACTGATTCGCTCTCATGTCGAGCATGTATGGACGACCGTTAATTGCCACTGGGAACACGTCAGGGACAAGTTGTGTTGCGCCAGTACCAGTGTAGAAACTTGCCGCCGGTTTGAAGGCGTCTTTAAAACGCGTCAGGGTAGCCATCGGCTACTTCCTGAACTTAATCGGATACTGCGCCTTCAGGCGACCAGCCTCAGCAATCACACGCTCACGGCGCAGGCGCTGGATGTTGGCAATCGAGTTGAGTATTGCGGCAGCAGGCACTTCTTCTGGGCGCCGAGTGTCGCCTTGTGCTTCAGTGAAGTTCCGTTTAATTTCGCGGCCAGCCATCATGCGCATGATGACACCCATTTCTACGATGTCGTCACAGGTGGCTGGCAGAAAACAGTTGGTTGTCAAGTCGGATGATTCGCTGGACGCACGCGTAAACGGTGCCTTGTAACGCACCCGCAGACTGCCAGCCATGATTGGCTCATCCAACACCAACGTGTTCCCTGACGCAAAATCGGTGGTAGGCAAACCAGTCTGCAAACGAACCGTGTGAATCACCGGATGATCGTCAGCCAAATAGCGCAGGCGAACATCCAGCAATTCCAGAATCGTGCCAGAGTTCGTGATGTTGATCTGACGATCCGAACCGTTGTACGTCAAATCCACTGTGACGACACGGAACAAGCCGTTCGCCGTAGAGGACAAGTCATCAAGATCGGCGTTCAACGCGTCCAACATCTGTGCCCGCGGGAATCGTGGGCTGAGCGTTACTATTGCTCCCGAAGAGTGGGATGCCGCAGTCGTGCCCGCATAACCGCGCTCGACCGTAAGCGTCTTCGTCGCAGGGTTCGCATCCCAAACGTAGAAAAGTTCTGATCCGACCTCGAATACAGAACCAGTGCGAAGGCCGCCCAAATCGTAAGTAGTGACAACACTCGTGTCACCACTCGCGAGGCTCGCAGCCAGTTTGTTGCGTTCTTCAACGACCCCTGCCAACATCTGCCGCGACGCCCTGTTCAGGATCGTCGCAACCGTAGTCACTAGTAGACGTACCCTCCGTAGCCTGGGAATGAACCGGCCTGGGCCTTAGCAGAAGATTTGCGCGTGCGCTTGCCCTTCTTGGCTTTCGGCGGTCCGGCCATTTCTTTGGCTGGCTTTTTTGACTTGGAGCCTTTCACTTCTTTTTCTTGCCCTTGCCCATCTTCATGGGCTTGCCAGTCTTCTTGGCCTCAGCCTTGGCTGCTGCCATTCCCTTCTTGCTGTAGGAGAACTCCTTGTTTCCAACTTTCGGCATGTCTGTTCCTTTCGCTTACCACTTGACTCTATCAGCCCAGTAGGCCGCGGACATCTTACCCTTTGCAATGTTCTTGGCGTGGCGGGCTTTGAAAGATTCACGACGCTTGCGGTACGCAGCAGACTCGCCTTCTTTCTTTGGGGAGCCCTGCACGCCCTGCTGGCCGAAGCGAATCAACTTCACTTGGCTGCCCGACTTGGCAAGGACGGCATGGGACTTCTTTGCATTTGGGGTGCGCTTGGGCTTGTTGTAGCCGGCAAACTTTTCACCCCTGTACGTGATAGCCATTATCTGTACCTCTTGGTTTTCTCCGCAACCTTTTTGGGCTGCTTGACAAACTGCTTGCCAGCCTTATTGCCCTTGGCTTTTGCCTTGTTCGTTGCGGCTTTTTCGGCAGGGCTTAGAGCACTCCATGCCTTGTCAGGCAGATAGCGTTTCTTCCCCTTGGACGGCTTGCCATCCGACGTGCGCCACTTTTGCGCAGTCCAGTCTTTCAATGACTTCTGTGACTTGGCCAATGCCATTACTTGTAGCCTCCGCCAGCCTTCTTGTATTCAGATGCAAGTAGTTGTGCTTTACGCGCCGACCATTCACCCGGATCTCCACCCTTGGAACCAGCCTTGATTTTGTTAAACAAGCGCTTGCGCATCTCTGGTTTGGTGTAGTTACCAGCCTCGTTCACGCGTGACTTAGTTTTCTTTTTGGCAGCCATTAGTCAGCCGTCGCCTCCAGACGGGCGGACCCGTCAATCTGGGTGGGTTGACCACCTGTTTTCCTAATGCGCTTGTATGCATCAAGGTCTTTGTCCAATTGTCGCTCTTTGCTGTTCAACTCTGAAACATTGCGACGCGTGGGAGTAGCGGTACCGGAGACTCGAAAATGAGAAACCCTACAGGCAAAGCAGCCATCTACATCAAGGTTTGGATGCGTCTCCCTGTGCTTCACGAAATGTACTCCCCGTACCCTGCTGCAGTAAGACTAGCAACTTCATCGGCCGATACTTCGTTATTTGTACCACCCCAGTAGACCTTGCTGATAGTTGTGATGTCGTTAGGTTCGTTCTCTGTGTAGGTTCCGTCGGTAAGCAGGAAGACGTTCCTGCCCCTGGCATCGTTGGCATAGTGCTTGAAAAGTCCGTATGCAAATCTTTCCTCTTCTGATGACTCTGGCTTGGGTGGGAGGGCCAAAGGTACGAAGTCATCAGTCGGTGGTCGAAATGTGCTCATGATACGTAACTACCGTAGCCTGCTAAAACCAAGTCATCCTTCTCTTCCTGGGTTACGACGTTGAGTGTGCCACCCCAGTAGACCTTTTCGATGAGGTCGTAATCACGCTGCTCGACCTGGGTGTAGGAGCCATCAGTCAATTTGTAGACGTTAACGCCAGCATAGGTAGGCTGCGCGTACCTGAATAGGCGACCAGACACGCTTGTATCGTCCATGTCTGCTGGGGCGATCTCTGTGGTGGCTGGGGTGCGGAACACCAGGTTCTTGAATGTTGTGGTGGCGCTGGTACCGATGCCTGAGCCGATAGCGGTGGCAACCGCGAGGCGGGCGCCGACAGCAGATTCGGTGCCTGCGCCTGAGCCAGTGGCTGTGCGCAGCAGGCCGCGGATAAACGACGCTGCCTCCGTCCCTGCACCTGAGCCTGTGGCGGTACGAATGTTGATGAGCAACCCAATGGCAACACTCCCAGTAGTCGCTTGACCACTACCAGTGGCAGTGCGTGGAAGGATTTCAAGGGCTTGCGCAGATTCGGTGCCGGTGCCTGATCCTGTGGCGGTACGAACACGCACATACACAACCGACGTTGCTTCGGTACCAGCACCAGAACCTGTCGCGGTCCGGATGCTCGTGACCAAACGGGTCGCTGTTTCGGTGCCTGTACCAGACCCTGTGGCCGTGGCAATGCGGATGATGAGCCGTTCGGCTGTTTCAGTGCCAGCACCAGAACCTGTTGCGGTTCGAACGACGATGCGCACACCCGACGCAGACTCCGTACCCGCACCCGAACCCGTTGCAGTCCTAATCGCAACGACGATTCGTGCCGCCGTCTCCGTGCCAACACCAGAGCCAGTAGCAGTGATAGCAACAGTGCGTAGCGGTGTCGCAGTACCCGTGCCAGCACCTGAACCTGTGGCCGTCCTAACACGAACAGCCAACCCGACAGCAGTTTCTGTGCCAGCACCTGAACCCGTCGCAGTGACGGAAACAATCTTTAGACCGCGATAGAAACCCTGCGTCGTCCTGAACGGTGACGCAAAATAGACGACCGTACGCGGCGCATAGTTAGGAACCTCTGCCTGTTCACGAAAACCAGGCGTGTCCCGATACGGGAACTTGAAGTTCGTGACGCCAGTAGCCATGTGGCTACCTCACCTCAATCGAGGCTGAGCGTCAAAGACGTGATTTGGAAAGTGTCTCCAGCGGTCACAGCAGCCGACGCAGACAAAGCGCCAGTCCACAAGCAGTTGCCTGCGGTCGAGTTATCCCACGCAGACCAGTGGCTGTACGTCTCAGTCGTTGACACGTTCGTCCACTCCAACGTCGCAGAAGTAGCGATAGAACCAGACGATGCAGCCGACCATGAAGTCAACTTACGGGTCGTATTCGCAGCAGCAGCGCTCGTGCCATCTTCACCAGGATCACCAGTGTGGAGTTTGATGTACACCGCAGACGGTGCAGTCCACGATGCGCGACCAGTTGCGTGATCGAGAATCTTAAGTTCGGCGTAGTTCGAAATCGACATCAGTTACCTCGCGCAAATCTTAGCAGAGAGAAGCGGGGGCCGGGCCAGGGGATAAGCCCGACCCCCACACTCTATTTTCCTGAACTAACTAGATCAGGAAGCGTTTGCACCGATGCTCGAGGATGACTCGATGCGACGCAGCGATGCCTCACGGAATCGTGCGTAACCGCCGAGCCAGTACCAGCCGACCGGCTGGAAGCGCTGGAGCACGTCAACGACCGGGCCGCGCACAACACGCGGGAACGGTCCGTTGCCATCGACAATCGAGTGCGCCTTGGCAAGAGCCTGACGGCCCATGATGTGGGTGCAGTAGACGTCAATGTTTCCGGTCGAGCCAGAACCGTTCGAGGCATTCTCGAAGATTTTGGCACGCGGCGTCTCGATGAAACGCACACCTTCGAAGGCGCCGACTTCACCGTTGTAGATGTTCGCCGGGTCGCTGTAGACGTGCGGATCACGCCATGAAGCAACACCAGTCTCGCGACGAAGATCGTACGACACGTCTGGGTGAATGAAACCCATGTACATGCCATTGAATGAGACTGCGTTTGCCTTGCGGAGAGCAGCAACAATCTTGCGAACGTCGTTGGCCTCGATGATGTCTTCGGCTTCGATTTGGTTACGGGCCGTCTCGTCTGACGAGCCACCACCGCCGTAAACGACGTTGGTGCCAGCAGCAAGAACTTCGCGGATAACTGCGTCGATACTGATGCCAGCGTTGTAGCCGACCAGGTTGGCGGCTGCCGCATCCACGTCAAGGAACGAAGTTCCGCGCAACTTGGCGGTGGTGTTGACGGCGTTGCCGTACTCTTCCAGCGTTACTTCAACCTGGGAGTCGCCCATCACCACTGGGGTGACGTCGGTGTCCTCGGTAAGGGTGCTGGTCTTTTCGGCCAGGTCGTTGAAGATTGTGAACTTCACAGATGAGCCTGGCATTGATTGGGCGACTGGCATCACGTCTGCAACCGAGTCGAACAGGAGTTCGCTTCGGAGTGCGAAGTACGCAATCCTGTCAAATGCAACCTGGTCTGTGAGCAGGCTGCTCGTTTG